TGGACACCTGTACCTATCATACCTAAATTTGTAGATGTTGTTGTTAACGGAATGAACGACAGGTTGTTTGATGTGAAAGCATATGCCGAAGACGCTATGTCTCAAGCTCAAAGAAGCAAGTATCAAGATATGATACAAGGTCAAGCAGCAGCTAAAGATATACTTCAAATTGTACAAAAAGAAACAGGAGCTGACCCTTTTATTATGAATCCTGATGACCTTCCTCAAACTGATGAAGAGTTAAATTTATATATGCAACTTAAATATAAGCCTGCAATAGAGATTGCAGAAGAGGAAGCAATTAATACAATTTTAGCTGAAAACCACTATAATGATGTTCGTAAAAGAGTTGATTATGATTTAACTGTTTTAGGTATTGGTTGTACAAAGCATGAGTTTTTGCCAGGAGCAGGTGTTGAAATTAAATATGTAGACCCTGCAAATATTGTCTACAGTTATACAGAAGACCCACACTTTAAAGACTGTTTCTATTGGGGTGAAATAAAAACACTTCCAATTACCGAGTTAATGAAAATTGACCAGTCTTTAACCAAAGATGATTTACAGGAAATATCAAAGTATTCTCAGAGTTGGTATGATTATTATAACGTGGCTCAGTTTTATGAAAATGACATCTTTTATAGAGACACCGTTACATTAATGTATTTTAATTATAAAACCACTAAAAAAGTAGTTTATAAAAAGAAGATACTAGAAAATGGAGGAACAAAGGTTATAGAAAAAGATGATCAATTCAATCCACCAGTCGAAATGATGGAGGAGGGAAGGTTTGAAAAGATGGAAAAAACCATTGATGTATGGTATGAGGGTATTATGGTTATGGGAACAAATATTCTTTTAAAGTGGGAACTTGCTGAGAATATGGTAAGACCAAAATCAGCTCAACAACACGCATTACCAAACTATGTAGCAGTAGCTCCTAGAATGTATAAAGGGGTTATTGAGTCTTTAACTAGGCGTATGATTCCATTTGCAGACCTAATACAAATAACTCACTTAAAACTGCAACAAGTTATTTCAAGAGTCGTACCTGATGGTGTGTATATTGATGCTGATGGATTAAATGAAGTAGATTTAGGTACAGGAAATGCTTATAATCCAGAAGATGCTTTGAGATTATATTTTCAAACAGGTTCTGTTATTGGTAGAAGCTATACTCAAGATGGAGATTACAATCAAGCAAAAGTACCAATTCAACAATTAAATAGTAATTCAGGACAAGGTAAAATACAAAGCTTAGTTGGTTCATATAATCATTATATGCAAATGCTAAGAGATGTAACTGGATTAAACGAGGCAAGAGATGGCTCAACTCCTGATTCATATTCTTTGGTGGGATTACAAAAACTAGCTGCATTAAGTAGTAATACAGCTACAAGACATATTTTAGACGCAGGTCTTCAAATGAGTCAAAGACTTTGTACAGCATTATCTAGTAGAATTGCGGATGTAATAGAATATTCAGAATTTAAAGAAGAATTTGTTAATCAGATTGGAAAATTTAATGTTGGATTACTTGAAGAAATAAGTAAATTATATTTGAGTGACTTTGGAATATTTATAGAAATTGAGCCTGACGAAGAAGAAAGAAAAATGCTTGAACAAAACATTCAAATGGCATTGCAGAGAGATTCTATAAACTTAGAAGATGCTATTGATATACGTGAGATAAGAAACTTAAAGTTAGCTAATCAAATACTTAAATTAAAAAGAGTAGCAAAGCAGGATAGAGTTCAAAAAGAAAAAGCTGCTGCTGCTCAACAGCAAGCTCAAATAAATCAACAGTCACAGCAAATGGCTGCACAATCTAAGATGCAGCAATTCCAAATGGAAAATCAAGCAGCTATACAGCTAGAACAAGCTAAAGCTGAATTTTCAGTTAAAAAGATGCAAGGCGAAGCCTCGATAAAAGCTGAGCTTATGAATCTTGAATTTTCACTTCAAATGAAATTAAAAGGAGTGGATATCGATTTGAAAAAAATGGAGCAAGAAGGTTTGAAAAAAAGAGAAAATGAAAGAGAGAATGCTAAGTCTGCTAGAATATCTCAAGCGAATACAGAACAATCAAAACTTATAGAACAAAGAAAAAACAATTTACCATCAGTTAGTTTTGAATCCAATGAAGATAGTTTAGATGGGTTTGACCTTGCTGAATTTGAGCCAAGATAAGCTTGAAAATCAATTATAATTATATAGTAACTTTGTAAAAATTAAATCAAATGGAAATTAAAGTAAAATCACTAGACTCTGTGCCAGAAAAATCTACACAGGAAGTAGAAGAAAATCTACTAAAAAAACACGAAGAAGAAAACAACGATAAATCTACTGATGTTGTTGAAGAACAACCTGTAGAACAAGTAGCCGAAGATTCGGCAGTTGAAAGTACAACTATAAAAGACGAAGACGTTCTTTCATATATTAAAAATAGATATAATAAAGATATATCTTCAGTTGATGATTTGTTTGTTGAAAGAGAACAATCGAATGATTTACCTGAAGAAGTATCTAAATATTTAGATTATAAAAAGAATACAGGTCGTGGATTTGAAGATTTCGTAAAAGTAAATAAAAATTACGATAATTTAGATGACGATCAAGTATTAGCAGAGTACTATTCTTTAACAGAATCAGACTTAGACAAAGAAGACATTCATTATTTAATGGAAGAAAAGTTTTCTTTTGATGAAGACATTGACGATGAAAAAGATATAAAGAAAAAGAACATTGCTAAAAAAAGAGAACTTTCAAAAGCTAAGACATATCTTAATGAGTTAAAAGAAAAATACAGAACTCCTCTTGAGTCAAGTGGGAATTCTATTTCAGAAGAACAAATTAAGGAAATCGAAGCTTATAAGAGTTATATTAAAAATTCTCAATCAGCTAAAGAAGTCAATGATAAGAAGAATGAGTTTTTTGTTAAACGAACTAATGAAGTTTTTAATCCTGAATTCAAAGGTTTTGAGTTCGAAGTAGGAGACAAAAAAGTAAAATATTCTTATGGTGACGTTAATGAGATGAAGTCTAAGCAAAGTGATTTAAACAATCTAGTCAGTAAATATGTTGGCGATGATGGTTTAATAAACGATGCTAATGGATGGCATAGAGCGCTAAGTGCTGCTATGGATCCTCAGCGATTTGCTAATTATTTTTATGAGCAGGGAAAAGCAGATGCGATTGGTGACGTTACTAAAAAAAGTAAAAACGTCAATATGTCAATTAGGCAAACTCCTCAATCAATTGGAGATACAGGTTTTAAAGCTAGACAAGTTTCAGACACAAGCGGCAGAGGGTTGAAAATTAGAAGTAAAAAAAAATAAGTTAAAAATTAAAAAATTATTATTATGGCAGTAGATGCAGTACCTGGGTTTGACTTACAACCAAGTTCAGAACAGGTTTTATTACAGACAAACTACATTACTAACTTTGATTTCTTAAACCAATATCTTCCAGATACTTACGAGAAAGAATTCGAACGTTACGGTAATCGTACAGTAGCATCATTCTTAAGAATGGTAGGCGCTGAAATGCCTTCTAACTCTGACCTTATCAAATGGGCTGAGCAAGGAAGACTACACACTAAATATGCTGATGTTGTATCAGCAGGAGCAGCAGGAGCGGCTACGGCAACTCTAACTATTAACGATGTATTAGTACCTGGTTCAGGTTCTATCGCAATTCGTGTTGGTCAAACAATTATGTTGTCTGACAGTTCAGTTGCTTCAACTAATAGTAACAAAGCAATTGTAACGGCAGTAGATACTGCAAACGGAACAATTGACGTAGCTTACTATGAGTTAGCAGGTCAAACAATGGCAGCAGCAGTAAAATGTTCTTTATTTATCTATGGTTCTGAGTTTCAAAAAGGAGCTATTGGAATGCAAGGACAGTTAGAAGCTGATGACAGTATTTTCCAAAATTCACCAATCATCATCAAAGATCACTACGCAGTAAGTGGTTCTGACATGGCTCAGATTGGATGGATTGAAGTAACAACTGAAAATGGTGCTACAGGATACTTATGGTATTTGAAATCAGAGCATGAAACTAGACTTCGTTTTGAAGACTATTTAGAAACAGCGATGGTTGAAGCAGTACCAGCAGAAGCAGGTTCAGGTGCAGCAGCAATTGTAGAAGGTGTAGCTTCAGGTGTAGGTAACAAAGGTTCAGAAGGACTTTTCTATGTTATTGAAGAGCGTGGAAATGTATGGAGTGGTGGTAACCCAACAACTCTTGCAGATTTCGATGCAATTATTCAAAGACTTGATAAGCAAGGTTCTATTGAAGAAAACGTAATTTTCTTAAACAGAGAGTTTGGATTTGACATTGATGATATGTTAGCGTCTCAAAACTCATATGGTAACCCAGGTGGTACATCATATGGTCTTTTTGACAATGACGAAGAAATGGCTCTAAACTTAGGATTCTCAGGATTCCGTAGAGGATATGATTTCTACAAAACAGACTGGAAATATCTTAACGACCCAACAATGCGTGGTGATATCGTTGGTGGAGCTATCAATGGGGTATTAGTACCTGCAGGTTCTACAACTGTATACGACCAAGTATTAGGAAAGAATGCTAAGCGTCCTTTCTTACACGTTCGTTACAGAGCTTCAGAAACTGAAGACAGACGTTACAAAACTTGGATTACAGGTTCAGCAGGTGGAGCAGCTACTTCTAGCTTAGATGCTATGGAAGTAAACTTCTTATCTGAAAGAGCTTTATGTACTTTAGGTGCTAACAACTTCTTTATCTTTAAATAAGATAAGAGTATAATTATGTAGTAGTTGCCCTCGTTGAAATGACGAGGGTAATTATTACTTTTATTAAAATTTAATCGAAATCAAATGAAAAAAAAGAAACAATCTTTTGTAGATAAAACCTACAAACTTACCAGAGACAAAGCTCCATTGAGCTACACAATTCCATCAAGAAATACTAAAAGAAGTAGTTTACTTTATTTTGACGAAGAAACTGGACAAAACAGATCTATGCGATATGCTAAGAATCAAAAAACTATTTTTGAAGATGAGCAAGATGGAAATGTTCTTTTAGAACCAATTATTTTTGAAGATGGATTTTTAAGAGTTCCAAAACAAAACCAAATTTTACAAAAATTTCTAGCACATCATCCTGGAAATGGAAATGATTTTATTGAAGTTGATA